GACACGATAACTCGATTATACAAATCCCGAATGCGTTTACCAATGACAAGGTTGGCTCCAGGGCCTACGCCTTTGCCGGAAAATATGTTCATCACGAGAAGGCCGACAATGCGGTTTTGGGAGTTAGTTGTCAGGCCTTGGCCTAGATATTCGTTTGCCCCGAAGGTTGTTAGGCACTGCACCCAAGAGCTGTTCGGCGTTGGCTCATAAGCCATGTTGTGAAAGACAACAGGGATGGCTGGGCTGTTAGCAAGCTCAGTCGCAAGCCTGCCTTCGATCGTGGCCCTAATGGAGTTGAGATCAGCAGCAGCCATGCGTCACCTGTTCGCAATCTTGTTGTACTCGCGCTTCACCCATGACTCAAGCTCTTTGGCAATGAGATCAGGGAAGCCGGGGACTGTGCCCTGCCTTGTACGGAACTGCCCTTTCCAAGATGGCGGCAGGTTCGTTCCGTAAATCACCGGCTCAGCGTATTCAACGTTGTTGGTGACCTCTCCTTTGGCCGGATCAGATTGCCAAGCGTTTCGCAAGCGACCGCCGACATGCTTGTCAATAGATTTTTTAAGCGGGACGGTTTTGCCGTTTACCTTGAAGAACTCCGGCATTTCATCAAGTTCGCCTTGTGAGTAGTTGCTCTTTGAGAAAACAGGCGTCTTTTCCTTCAGGCGCTTCTCAGCTTCAAGCGTCGTAGCCGCAACCAAGATCCGCAGGCTCTCGCGGTAGTAATCACCGATTTCATCTAGCGGGATCTCGCGTGCCATCGTTAAGCCCTCAGGATTAGCTCATGAATGATCGCAGTGTTGTCCTGCTCCGTTGTCTCCACACGGATGATCTGATGAACAACGCTGCCAATAACGACGCGATCTTTAGTCTCAGGCGCGGTGGCAAGATCATCAGCGGCAACCGTTAGACGCTTGTCACCAGCCTGCACCAGCTCATTCACCTCACGCAGGTTCACATCCTCAAGGATGCCGGGAACCGTCGTGTCGCTTTCGCTTTCTGTGACTGCGCCGGTTGTGGCGTTGTAGCTGCCAGCCGTGACAATCCGAACTGTCACATCACCGCCGAACTGCTTCAGCACATTGCTTGCAACCCTTGCTAGCGAATCAGCAAGTGCCATCAGAGGTTATAGGCAATGCAAGCGCCACTGGTCAGCGTGATGCTTGTGATAATTCCGCAGATGTAGGTGTCAGCCACAAAGGTCTCACCAGCCAAACTGTTGCCGGTTGCATTCTTCACGGTGATCGCGCTGATCACGGTGTCTTCCTTGAAGTAAACCTTGCTGAACCTGCCGGTGTGCGCAGCAGTGTCAGAGATGAACTCGAAGCCGCCTGAGAGATCTGCGTACATGGTCAGCTCCGTTTGATAGCGATGTTGCCTGGTCCACTAATTCTAAGACCCGTCAAGTACCTTTCAAACATCGGCGGAACGTGGTCAGCACCAACAGCTCCAGACTTGTCAGGCGTGACATCAAGGCTGCCGATCTTCACGTTCTTGAAGTCGTTCAAGCCGCTAAGGCTGATGCCGTCCGTATTGTTCTTTAGGTAAACAGCAAGCTCAATTTGAGCACGCTTGATCTGATCAGGGATCTCCTCGTCAGTGAAGTAATCCTCAGAGATGCGGAAGGGAAAGTTTGTAGCGTAAGAATTGATGTAGGTGTCTGGCTTACGGACGCCAGTGCGCGGCCATTGCCTTGCTTGCGTATCAGTGGCGCGTGCGCCCAAAAATCTTTCACGGTCCAAACGTTCAGCCGCAGCTGTCAAAGCGCGGTTGCGTGAATCGTCAGTGCCGGTCGTCCACTTGCCCACATCAGTGGACTCAATCATGGCTTCGACAAAGGTGTTA